TGAATCTTTTCTTAGGGTTGGCCAGGGGTCCCTTCGTCTGATTCCTTAAATTAATTAAGGTTAGGCTAACGCGTCCTTGGAATTAGTATAGCTTAAGTTTAGATTAAGATACAATAACTTCTTTTGCGCAAAATCCACGGGAAGTTTGTTCTCTAATAAAAGTAACTTCTTGATTAGCTCTTAGATTTTTATAACCATTCATCTGAATTGCTGAATAATGAACAAATACGTCTTCAGCATCAGTATCATCAGTTATAAATCCATAGCCTTTTTTCTCACTAAACCATTTAACTCGTCCTTTTATCATGGTCGAATAGCTCCATATCTTCTTTCAAAGTATTGTTTTCCTTGTAATCCGCACGAGTGACGGTAAGATTCTAGTTGCTCAATTAAATTAGGAATGGTATCAATAATGGTGCAAGCATATCCTTTTTGAATAGCCATTTTAACCCAGAGTCGTTTTAAATTCCCGAGTGATTCAGCTCTAGGGTCAACATGAATAAACCAACCTCCGAAAGCGTTTCGATTCCATTGCGCAATAAACACATTTGGGAAGGCTTCGCCAACTTTTGAATCTAAATGACACTGAAAATACGGGATTGCTTGGTTATCTTTTAGCTCAGATAAGTGTTTTAATACTTGCTTAGTTAGCTTTTCTTTTTCAGGCGTGGCTCTTAAAATTTTACTTTTAGGTGTTTGTTTAACCAAAGTCTCTTTCTCCTGGGTATTCATCTTCGTAATCTCTATATAAGGCTTTCTTGGCGTTTTCGCGTTGTTGTCCTTTTAATTTATCTAATGACTGTAATCTATCTCGAAGTTCATTTTGTCTAGTCCAAGAGTCTTTTTGTCTAATAGACTCAGGTCCGGGGATATTCGCATAATTATGTTCATTCACTAAAGTCGTGAAGGCTTTAATAGCTCCGGCTGTTTGAATTTCTTCGAGTAGTTGATTTAAGGAGTCTCTATCTACATGGGGATTGGTTGCGGCCATTTTAACCGCGACTTCAAATTGGTCTTTATCTCCATTGGTTAACTGGCTGTATTCATTGTCAATGTGAGCATCATAATCTTGATCGCTTTTAAGAGTTTCTGCATTGACAGATTCTACAAGCATGTCAGTCATCTGATTTACCATGTCCTGTGATACTTCGTTGGATTTGCATATATCGAGGAAGTCTTTGTAATAAGGATTTGAAGTATCGTACGTATAACCTTTGTCGACAAATTCTTTAGGTAAATCATAAGCATATCCTTCTTCGGGAGCTCCACTGAGTCCTTTGAGTTTGTCATTATAAAGTTTCCTGAGCTGAGTATGAGCTTTAGCTTGTTCTTCAACTGTTTTGAAAGTTTTGGAATTGAACCAGTCAGGCGGCGATCCATCGCCAACAACTTGTCCATGTTCATTATCTGACCAGAGCCATCCGTCCAAAGCTCCAGCTTCTCCTCGGACGTTATTATTTAAGAGCGGTGCTCTATTGTCTGTATCCTGCTGAACTAAATCAGTTAATTGATTTCCAGGGTCAGTGTCCAGTGATGAATACCCTTGGTCTTCTCCAACTGGAGCAACCGGAGAGCTATCTGCAATTCCTTCTTCGCTCATTTTATTTCCTCATAATTTTGATTGGCGTTTATAAGTTTCTATAAATCCTAAGATTGTTCGAATCATATCATTTTCGCCAACGTGATAAGTATGATTAACATCTGGGCCCATTTGGTGAGCTAATCTATTTCTTAACCAGTGACAGAATTCCTTCCCATAGACATTTTTTTCTAGAGCTTCATAGGCGCAAAAAGCCAATCTAGTTAAATCTTCTTTATCTTGTTTTTGGATTTGTTTGTTTTTTAATTCTAAATCTTCCATCTATTCGGCTGCTTGTCCTTCCATTTGTTGTGAATTAGCTTGAGCTTGTTGTTGGATAGCTTCGGCTTGAGCGGCCGATGCTTGTCCTTGTTGTTCAGTAAGTTGCGCTTTTTGTTGAAGTTTTCTCATTATAGCTTGTTTAGAAGCGGTGCTGCGCATGACTTTCGGATCGACGTGCATTTTTTCTAGAACCCAAGTTGGAACGTCTTCGATTTGATAGCCCATTTGAGGAGCTTTGGCTCCAACTTCAGGACCAACAATGTTAGCCATATATTGAGTAGCTTGGAGAGCTTTTTCAACTTCAGCTCGTCCTTGAATATCTTTGATAGCGCTTTCGAACTCAACAGTAATATCGTCATCATTAATAACTGGAACTGGAACCATTCCTAAACTGTGAAGAATTCGCCAACATTTATCGACTACTTGTCGGCATAGTTCACGCTCAAGTCTTCCGGCCATTGATTGGTTTTGTCTGAGCCATTCAGCTTGTCTGGCTTGAACTTCAGTTGCTGTTTTTTCAGTTTTAGTATTCGGTACAATAGGGTTGGTATTAAGAGCCTCATTAACAGCGTGTACAAGCTCTCCTCTAGTTAGTTGGCTATATGTAGGTTGCCCTTGTATTTGCAGCTGTTGAATGGGCGTTACTCCTGGCGCAATTTGCTGTACTGGGATAATAGCTCCTGGAGCTATGCGTGCAGTATATGGATTAACTTCCGAACCAGCGGCTACTAAAAATATAGGGTTAGCATTGTAACTAGCAGCTTGCAAATCAAATTGAGCTAATTGATTAAGCTCGCGAATAAATGGGAGCATATCGATAATTGGTCCGCGCCCGAATTGTTCTCCAGCATAAACATTCCAGCGGAAAACTACCCAGGGACTCCAGGCACGGTATTCTTTAATTATAAAACCTTCAGCTCCTTCTAAGTAAACAAAGAAGCAATATTTTTTACTGCCTGAGATTTGGGGTTCATAAACGCACCCTTCGATTAGCTCCATCTCAGTGTAAGCGTCTGAATTCATTATCTCTAATTGAGATGTAGTAAAATTTCCCTTAGGCCAAGTTTCTTTTATAGTTCGAGCTGGTAATCTATATTTTCTGAAAACGTTTTCGATAGTATCATCAGGACCTTGTTCCACGCTGACTTGATGTAAAGGAACTCCTTTGAATTTAAAGGGATTATGTCTATCACCGGGTTGAATTAATAAAACTCCAGTGCTAATTCCCATTTCCATGAGTGATTGATAAGTGGCATTAGCGAAGTTAGATTTGTTTAATGATTTGAAGAATATTTCGCGCCATTCGTCACATTCGATTTGAGCTTCTTTCGGACTTATTCCTGAGTTAGCTTTTAGAACTCTTGGTCCTGGTTTGAACTTAGCCCAGTAAGAAGTGTTGGGCATTAACATCTGTTGGATATTAGCTGCAAATTTTTTAAGGCCAACAATTGCTGTAGAATCGAATACTTTTTGAGAACGAGGTCCGCCGGCTATTCGGCGATAGATAGAGAACTCTGCTTTGTTAGGCATAACAAGTTCATAGCACTGTTGAAGTTGTGACATCCATTTGTCAGCAACGCCTTTTGCGCTATAAAATCTATTGAGCAGATGTTCTTTAGATAATTCTTTCATCCAAGAGACCCGGTTTCTTGTTGTGAAAATCCACCTGAACCTGAAGCAGCGCTACGAACATTTCTCAGTGTTTTCTCTTGGGCTTGACGATTTTTAGCAACTTCAGAAGCTCGCATTCGTTTGAGTTCAGCTTCTTGTTCTTCCATTTGTTTTTCGATAGCAGCTTGTTCTTTATCAAAAGCCTTGGTATCTAAGTGACTATGGTGTCCCATATTTTGTCCTCTCCTCATAAAATAGTAACATTTGGAAACTTAACTAAGTGTTTATATAGCTGTTTTGGAGTGATAACCCAAAAAGCTTTGATTCCTAAAAACATTTTGATTAATGATATGCAGTTATAGGGCACAAGTTTAGGATACCATCTGGATATCCAAAACGATCTAGCAAAGGGTTTGACTTTTAAAACTTTGCATTTAGAATATTTAAGTGCTCTTATATATCTTTCAATTGAAAATACGGGAACATGTGTTCCTTTGATTCTAGTAAAAAGAAAGTCGTATTGCATTAAACCATTCCCGACATTTTGTTTAATAGAGTCTTCCAATAAGAAAGCGTGTGTAAATTTATCATCTAAGCCTGACTGCCAATATGTGAACTTTGGTCCTTCTCGAAATACGACATATATTTCTTTATACGGTTGGTTCGTGCCTGGCGGGTTTCTGAAATGAGCACATATTTGTAGGGTGCGATAATATAAAGCCAGCCACTTTTGCTCAAGAACCTCGGAGAAAGTTCTTTTATCTTCGTCGTTCTGGAACATCTGTCTTTTGCCTCAAAAACTTCAACGCGAGAAAATCTAGAAGAAACTTCAGCTTGTAACTTTCTAATCTCGCGAGCTACTGATTTGTACGAATTAAACCCCATTATTATCTTTCGCCGCGAACTTCAGGTGGTTCATAACTATTGCCATGAGTTCCGCCATGAATTACAGGTCTTCGTCGTCGGTGTTCACGGCCTTCAGCCATGTGAGAGCGCTGAACTTCTGTAGCTTTTTCACTGGTTCGATGGCCATGAGTACCCCAAGTCTGATTTTTGTTCGTAGGTAAAGGGGTTGAAGATTTTAAATTTCCGAAACTTGAAACTCCGCCACGGGGTCCTTTTGTTCTCGGTGCATCTTTAGAGCGCGATTCTTTCATTCGTCTTTTTTCTATAACTCGTCTTGCTAGAGACATAATTTCCTCACTTAGATAGTATTCGTTTAGCCAAACCAGGGTCTTTCTTTTTGATAGCGCGCGCGACTCCGCGTCTAATACCAGCTGGATTAGGTGCATTATGCGCGTAGGCAAGTGCTGCGCGAACTCTTTTTGGGTCTATTTTACTGGAGTCATCATAAGTAACCGGATAAGTTTTGCCCGGAGCTCCGCCAGATGGACCTGCGAATTTCATTTTTTTACCAGGATATTTTCCATAATTGGAGCCTCCTGGTCGATTTCGCATTCGTTCTTCTCTCGTCATAATCTGTCCATAGTCTATGAATAAGAATAGGTTAAGTATATATGCTTTTTCTCATTAAGCAAAGGTTAATAATTTGACTCAGATAGATTAAAAAATGTTAAGATTAGCAAGGAGGCATTATGATAACAGAACAGGATTTCGAAGCACTTTTACTTCAATTACGTGAACTAAATAAAAACGGTGGGTTTGTACAAACTCGCGAATTCGTCGCAACTTTACGCGCTCTAGTCAATACGCAAGAGAATATAGTTAGCCAACAGAAGCTATGTCTGCATAATTTAAATCAGCTATTAAACCGGCTATCAACAGAAGAAAATAGAAAGCACAAAACGGATTTAAGGACAGGTAGAATTGAGTATCCCCCTAGCTAATTACCATTTAACTGAAATACAATTTAAACTACATAAACTAATAAAAGGCATGGAAAACAGGGGCTTAAAATATCACATCCATAAATGGCATTCACAAAATGATTCGCGCAAATTAGCTATTGAACTTAGTATCCGCAAATTCCACGAGAAGTATGTATTTGACTTACCAGACGTGAGAGTAGATTACGGCATTAATCATCACAAACATACCCCTGAAGATTGGACTCTATTAAGTCGACCAGGAGAAAAACCCAAAAAAGGGGA